TCGGACTCGTCCGTGTTGCTGAGCACATCGATGACGCAGACCCCGTCCAGGAAATCGTCACTGCCCAGCGGCAGGCGCTGGTGGACCCCGACGAACAACGGCCCGTATAAGACCAGTTGCGGGTAGGCGTCGTTCTTCAGGAAAACGATCTGCTGCTGGGCCTCGTTGATGTAGTTCAGGAAGTCCGCGTCCGACCAGCCGACGACGCCTTCATCGAGCAGGGTGTCGCGCACACGCGCGATGATGACGGCCCCGGCGGTGGACAAGGTTCACTCCGTCAGCATGCTGTTGGCCAGCGCGATCAGGTCTTCCCGCATGCGGGCCAGCGGCTTGGTCGCGTCCATCTCGGCGCCGAACTCCTCGCGGGCGAACAGCACGATGTCGTCCTTGGTCGCCTTGCCCACGTCGAACGGAGGCGGCTCGATGTTGGTGAGTTGCGGGACCTTGCGCAGCCCGCCCATCTTGACGTACTGCAGGCGCTCTTGAAGAGACGCCTTGGGGGAGCCGGTGTAGACCCGGAAGTTCGCCTTCTTTGCCACCAAGGGGACGTTCGGAAACAGCACCCCGTCGTCGCGGATCAGGAGCGGGAACTCTTTGCTCTGCCGCTTGGCACCGCGCAGTTGGGCGGCCTCGACTTCATGTTTCTCGGTCATGCGCATGGGTCATCTCGCTTGCAAGTTAAAAAGCCTCCGGCCGGGCCTGGGCCAAACCGGAGGCGAAGAGGGCTTTCACACCCACAAGGACAACTTACGAACCGGTGGGTGAGGTACCCGGGGTCATGGCGCGGGCCTTCATCTTGCCGGCCTGGCCGTTCGAGGTCGAAGGTCTCAGGGGTTTGTGGGGGAATCGAGCCACCGCCTTGCCGGCGGCCTTGCTGTTCTGGCTCGACACGATCTCGTCGGGGCCCTTGAAGGACATCGAGGAGTTGTAGGGGTTGCTGACTTTCATGGTCGCTCCTTAAAAGGCCCCGAAGGGCCATCAATCAGGGGGAAGCCGGCTGGCGGGCGATGATCGCGGTGCCCAGGTACTGCGGCTCGATGACCTCGAACCCGTACACCATGAGGCCGCGGATGAGGTACCCGAAGTCGGTGGGGTTGTTGATCATCTGCGCTTCCACGATCTGGGCCGCGAAGGTCAGGCCAGCGGAGTGGCCGAACACCACGTAGCTGGAGGTCGCGGGGGAGGTCTGGCGCAGCACGTTGCGGCTCATGTAGATCGTGAACCGATCCACTTCGCCCACCTTGCCGTTGCGCAGGATCGAAACCCCGTCCCCGGCCAGGGAAGCAATCCGCAAGTCGCTGCGCTTGATCAACGCAACGGCCCACGGTGGCAGCACGATCCAGCGGCCCTCATCCGACACCGACTGCTCGTCCAGCACCTGGCCTGCGTCGACCAGGAGGTCGACCACGTTGGTGTTGGACAAAAGCCGCGGGGACGCCGCGGTACCGAGGTCGATGTCGTGCGAGTCGCCCCCTGCAGTCGAACCCGAGTTGTCCGCGGACACGTCGGCGGGGATCGTCTCCAGCATGTCGGCGTCGGCCGAGATGCGCAGTTGGATGCTCCCGTCGTTGGCGAACACGTCCGCCAGGTTCATGTCCGACTGCCGGCTGTCCACGATGTTGAGCGCGACGTTGAACGACTTGCCCTTGTCGATCGCCAGGGTCACCGAGCTGCGGCTCGGGTACTGCGGCGTCAGGCCCTCACCGATCACGTAGTCCGAGACGGTGATGTCCGGGATGGTCCGGATCTTGACCTGGGCACCGAAGTCGACGATGTCGCCCTCGTAGTCGATCGACGCGATGTCGCCGAACACGGTGGTGCGGTAGAACTTCTCGACCAGCTTCCCGGAGTAGACCTCCGGGTCAAAATTGACGGTGCCACTCGGGCCATAGTCCGGGACACCTGATGCGCGAGGCACACCCATGATGATTCTCCAAATTCAGTGGTGGGTGACCGCCTGGAAATCAGGCAGTCGCTCTCGACTGAAGACGGGCCTCGAACGTAGCGTGTTCAGCATCCGATACCTGCTTGAGCGCGCGGCGCCGGTAGTGTTCGCGGATGTCCGCCTTGCTCGGGTACCCTTGGGAGGGTGCCGGAGGCGGCGGGGGACCACCCACACGAACATTTCCAGCCGGCGGGACAGGAGGCCGTTGGGTCTCATGTGCCGCCCTGAACGCATCGAACACCTGGGCCGCGCCGCGGGCGTTGAAGCTCGCGATGTGCATGTTCAGGATGTCCTGGCGCTGCAGTCCGCTTGCAGGGTCCACTTCGGCCAAGTACCCGGTGTTCGGGTCCGTCCAGCGGGGATCTTTGTCGATCTCCTGCCAGTCGGGTGCCAGTTCGGCCAGGCGCTCTTTGAAATCAGCGAGGCGCTGATCCCGGGCCCGCTTGACGTCGTCTGCTCGGGCCGTCTTCAGCGGCGCGATCTCGGCGTCAATGAGCGTTTGAGCTTGGCTGCGGGCCGCCTTGATGGCGGTGCTGGCCATGGCTTGACACTGGGCCTCGCCGTGCTGTTCGATCTGCTCCGGGGTGAAGAATTGCCCCAGGTCCAGTTCGTTGGCCGGCGTGGCTTTGGCGAGTTGACTCTGTAGCTCAGCAATCCTGGTGCGAAGCTCTTCCACCTGCGCGGCGTGCTCTTCGCGGGCTTGGCTCAGGATGCCCTGAGTGACCTTGAAGCGCTGCTCCCAGTAGGCCGGGTCGCTTTTGCGAGGGTCTACCTTGGGCGCGGGTGGTGCTGGTGGCACCAGTGGTTCCGGCGGGGCCGGCTCGTTGGCTTTCGCCTCGGGCACGGTCGGCGGGGATGGTTCCGGTTCCGGGGCGGGCGCCGCTTTGGAGCGAATTCGCTCTTGCTGGCGCAGGATCTGGCCCGGAAGGGCACGTTCACGTACTTGGCTCGTATCAGCCGGCATTCAGTCGCTCCGAACGGCCAGTGGCCGGATTCGTTGGGTCGGAATGCCCAGCGGGCGGTTTCCAGTCAGCGGAGGATGGGGGTCACGGAGTCGATGACTCGGGGCCGTGATCCAGTCGTCCGTTCAAGGCGCTCGGGCGCCTCTTGCAAGTCCTTCAGCAGTTCATGGAAAGCCATGGCCCTGCCTTGTGCCCTCATCACATCGTCAACCGGCGCCTTCCTCAGGCTTTCGTCCGCATCTTTCAGCTTCGCGGTCAGGTACTGGATCAACCGGTACCCTTCCGGCAGCTTTGCAAACCGGGCCAGGAACTGTAGCTCGTCGCTCGACAGTGGCTTGGACACAAGTGATCCTACTCCAAAACGGTGGAATTAACCTCACTTGGCATCGGATTTAGAGCTTTTCGGTGCAGATTCCCCATTCACCCGTTTCATCTCGGCCTGCACTGCTTCCCGGACCATCTGCATGATGAAGTCCTGCTGCTGGGCTTTGGACTGGGTCTGCGCCTGCTGCTCGTCGCGCTGTGCGTCGGCCTGGGTCTGCATCTCGATCTCTTGCTGTTTCAGCTTGCCCTGCATCTCCAGTTCGGCAGCCTGCTGTTTCTGCATGGCCTCGGCCTCCTGCTGTTGGCGCTTGGCGAGTTCGTCGTCGTCGGGCACGATGTCGTCCACCGGCAGTTCCATGGCCTCGGCCAGTTCCCGTGCCAGGGCAGCGACTCCCTTCGCCCCGACCACTTGGGCCAGCAACTGGTTCTCCGCGGTGAGCCCCAGGAACTGCATGCGCCGCTGCTGGGCGGTTTCCTTGATCAGGATCGCGGCGGCACCACGAGGAACCACCACGCAGTCGCCCTTGATGCTCTCATCGGGGTTGTAGAGCATCTCGTTGACGAAGGTCTCCTCGATCGAAGGGCCAATGACGTCCATGTCGATGCCCGAGATCGCGCGACGCAGCCCCTTGGCGGCGTTGTTCATCAGCATCGAGAGGCCCGAAGCCGTGTCGGCCGCGCCGTGCACGTCCTGGTTGCCGTAGGTGTAGCGCGGGATGCCCGTGGCATCGTCGGCCCGCATCTCCCACTGCTCGTAGGTGGCCATCAGGGGACCGCTGCGATCGTCGGCCTGAAAGAACCCGATGCCCGGATTCGTCTGGGACGAGTTCGGGTCGCTCTTCAACTGAAAAATCTTCCAGGGCACGATCTCCATGGTCTGTTCGCCATCGGCCAACCGGTCCGAGTAGACCCACATCATCGGGCCCGAGGCGGCCCCCAGGTTGTCCGCCAGGCTGCGTGCGATCGCGTTGCACATCTTCTGCGACGTCTCGCACAGGTCCGGCACACTCCTGCCCCAGAAGGCCCCGGGGATGGTCTCGTAGCTGGCCTTGCGGTACGGCCGCATGCCCAGGGGGTGTGGGTTGATCACGGCGTAGATCACGTACTTGCCGATCAGCACCGCGTTGACCTCGTAGTCCTTGTCGCGCTCCAACTCCTCCCAGCCACGGATGCCCCAGCCGATCAGCTTCCAGCCGGGCACCGAGCCCCAGAAGTTGAGCGCGTCGATCACCCCCGGCGGGGACGTCCACAGGTACATCGACTCTTGTTCGAGCCGGTTCCGTTCGGCCTCGGTCCACAGCCACCCTTCCAGGTGCCCGTTGGTGTAGTCGAGGAGTGCTTTTTCGATCTCGTCATCGCGAAAATCCGGCAGCCCTTTCAGAGCGAAAAGCTCCGGCCGGAAGAAGCGCTGGCGCTCGATGAAGTTGCCCTGCTGGCAGTCCTTGGCGCCGATGGCCGGGTAGATGTCGAAGGGGCTGACGCGCTCCCAGGTCTGCACCGGCCCATCGATCACCTTGGGCTTCCAGCCAGCACCCCACGACAGGCGTTTGGAGCGGCGGTAGATCGGGCCCTTGAGAACCGCGGCCGGGAAGGTGACGAAGTCCTCCACGAACTCATCCATGGCGTGGTCCCATCCGCCTTGATCGAGCCGATCGGCGATGACGCGCTCCATGCGCCTGGCGCGAATGGTCGCGATCTTCTCCATCTGCTTTTCGGCGTCGGTGCGCAGCTTGTCGCCAAGCTCTGAAACCATGTCCCGAAACTCGCCCGGCGTGAGGGTCTCGCCCCCGGCCTGGCTGATTTGCACCATGGTCTGCTGGGCCTGTTGGATCGCCTTGGCGACGACCCCTTTCTTGATGCTCGATGGAAGCTCGGGCACCGGCGTATGCACGACCCCCCACGGCCGCGCCCCGGTGGGCATGACGATCTCGCGAATCCACGCACTGCCCGCCCGGCTCTTGGTGTTCGTCAGGTCGGCCCAGACGATGTTCTGTCCGCCCCCCGCCGAGAGCACCTGCAGTTGCGCTGCCGAATACACACCCCTGCGCGCCCGCAGGTTGCTCAGCAGCTTGATGTCGATCGCTTCCTTCTGCAGCTTGTTCTCGCCCCACGCCGCGCGGATGTGCCCCGCCAGCGCTGGGATGTACTGAAGCTCCATGTCCTCGGGCCCGGGACTGGGCAGCGCCTGATCCCGCTGCAGCACCTGCTGCAGACCCAATTGCCTCACCAGTGGGTTCGCCATCTCATCACCTCATGTTCGACCAAATGATCTTGCGCCGCTCCACCGGCCGAACCACTGCACGCGTGACCTTGCGGTCCAGGGTATCGAGCAGGAAACTCAGCGCCAGCGAATCCGCCTTGTCGGGCGACTTGCCGCCGTTCTTCTTGATGTCCTTCTTCGACTGCAGTTGAATCCGCAGTGCCATGTCGTAGCTGTAGTCCAGCGAGCACATCTGATCCGCCAAACCACCCGGCTTGTCGTCCATCGGCAATTCACCGTGGGCGATCCACTCTTTCATGCGCCCCCAGGCTTCTGCCCGCTGGTTGAAGAACTTGTCCGAGTCCCTGGCGGGGATGTGCCACATGATCGGCACCAGCGGGGGCATGTTCGGAGTGCGCCGCAGGATCGAATCCAGATCGGCCCCGTTGCCTGATGCGTCGTAGATCACGGCCATGATCCCCGGGGTTTTCCTGATCAACTCCACCACCCGCCCACCCACGTCAACGCCATCGAACCCCGCCATTTCGATCTGCCAGTGCACCTTGAGCCCTTGGCGCAGCGTGATGATGGTCGAGTCGTCCCCGAACCTCGCGGGGTCGATGCTCATCACCTTGCCCAGGGCCTGATACGCCATCAGCGGCACCTCGCGCCGCATCGCCGCCATGACCGCTTCGGGACCGATGAAGTTGCTGAAACCCGCCCGTGGGAACAGCCCCTTGACCCGCACCCGCACGAAGTCGGAATCCTCCCCGTAGTCCGTGATCCACTCTTCGATCTCCGCCTTGTTCGTGAACGACACGTTGCGCGAGTCGACGTTGGTGAACTTGAACCGCTTGGGCTGCGAGCACTCCCGGTGGAACCGCCCCGTGGTACGGGTGGGGTTGCCGAACGCGCACCAGATGATCTGCGTCATCGCGTCCGTGAGAGCGCCTTCACTGGTCTCCCAGATGGGGTCATCGATCGCGCTCGCTTCGTCGAACAGCAGCAGGATGCGCTTGCCCTCGTTGTGCAGCCCCGCGAAGGCCTCGATGGTCTCGATCGACCACGGGATTGCGTCGATTCGCCAAGTCTTGACGTGACTCTTGTCCACCGTCACCAGCGACGTTGCATTGAACGTGAACAGCGGCTTGGCGATAAACAACTGGTACCACTTGCCCAACTCCGCCCAGGTCTTGGTGGCAAGCTGCGTCGCAGTGTTCGCGGTGATGACGCCCTTGGTGTCCACCTTGGTCGATACCGCCCACAGGATCAGCCAGCCCACCAGCGCCGACTTGCCCACCCCGTGGCCACTGGCGACCACTTCGCGGATCACGGCCCCACGCTCCCCGCCGGCCCGAAGCTGCACACCGATGCGCTCCAATACCGCAAGCTGCCACGGCTCCGGTCCAGCCTTGGTCTCCAGCGCCCCGCGCTGCCCCCAGGGGAAGGCCCACGCTACGAAGCCGGCCGGGTCAAACTCGAAGTCAATCAGCTTGTCGAGAAGCTCGTCCAGCGACGACTCGACCTTGGGCCGCCGGGTGCTGTCGACGACCTTGCGCCGCGGGCGGTCCACCACCTCGGACATCAGTATCCCGGAATGCTCAGGTCAACCGGTCCCGGGTAGCCGTTGGCGGCATGGTTGCGCCGCTGTCTGGGAGGGGCGCAGTTGATCACGGCCTGGGAGCGCTGCAGCCCGGTTCGCTCGCTCGCCTCTCGGGTCTGGCCGATGCCAGTGGCTTGGGCCCGGAAACACTCGGGCGTCGGGAGTGAGCCGACCATGCCTGATTGCGATGCTTTCATGGCGTAATCCTCAGTGGTGAGGACGCCATTGTGAACCGGAAAGGACGGAATCGACGTCTACAATCCCACGTCCGGGTAGATCACACCCGCCGCATGCCCCCGTCGACCACAGCATCAAGCCGCGCCCCACTGGGGCAGTCGACACCAAGCAGCGCCGCATTGCCCTTGACGCCCACGACGACACAGGGACCGCCGTCCGACCAGTGTTGCGCCCGCAGCCAGCGGTATCGCGCCGCGTCCAGCGCTGTGACGAACGACCGCGGTAGGTGCACGTTGGGCGTGGCTTCGGCGAACATCGGGCCGATCTCCTCGACGGTGTACCCCGCCAGCCCGCAGCCGATCTCGACCACGTCGAATTCGTCCCCAGGGTGCTCGCTGGCGTGCTCAAGGAAGCCCCGGACATGCAGCGCAATGGCCTTGAGCGGCAGGGTGTGCCAGGGGTCCGACTTGGTCGGGATGCCGTATGAGGCGCCGACCCGGGCCGTGCGACCGCTGACAGCACCGTGATGCCGCACAGCAGCCAGCGCCGACCCGGCGCCATGGATGCCCTGCAGGTTCGCACCGTAGACGAAGACTTTCATGTCCCCACCCGGATCACAGGCCTGAACTCCAGCACCGAGCCATCGGCGCAGGGCTTGAACACGCTCCGATGGCCTTCGCGCCGGGTCGATTGGCCAAGCCAGCAGCCCCGAAGAGGACCGTGCGTTATCCATACGTGGCTGGCTTGGTGTGGCGTACTGACCGTGCCTCGATGGCAGGCGACCCAACGAATCAGCGGATCTCTCATGGCAAGGTGTCCTCAAGCCGTTGGTGTTGCTCCCCGCGCAGCCGCAGCCGGGAGGCGTTCGTGCACGTCATCATCTGCAGCCGCAGGGCGATGTTGTTCCCCGGGCCGAGTTGCTGGGTCAGCCAGCCAACGCAGTGAGCGTCATGCCTCTCATGACACGCCATCGCCCGCAGGGGGCCAGGGACGTACTCACCCGGCGGCGCGATCGTGCAGGCCAGGGCCCGGTGCTTGGCCACGCTGTAGCCGTTGGGGATCTTGCGGGGATCGACGCCCACCAGCCAGGGACACTTGACACACTGGGCGGTCCGCTTGAGCTTCCAGGTCATCCCTTGATCGTAGCCGCCCGAGCACGTTGCCGGGCCCTGTAAGCCGCTTGCTTTTCAGCCGACCGACTCCGTGCGTTACCAGCCCGGTCACCCTGAGGTAACGCGCCGCCCGATTCTGTTACCAGCGTTACCGCTTTTGGCGTAACGGCAGCCCGGATTACGTTACTGATCCACTCCACAAGGTCTTCGTTACCGGCTTGCGCCTGCGCCAGCATCAGCACATCATCAGGCAGCACCAGACCATTCGGCACCTCGGGCCGGCCCGTCTTGATGGCTCGCACAGGCTTTGGCTGCGGGGCGTAGACCGATGGCGCCGCCAAGTCGGGAGCAACACCAGCAGCCACCTCCCGCAGGCGTCTTGCAACTTGGCAGGGCTGCATCGGCGAATGCTCGAACAGACACGATCGGCAGGGCCTCATCGTTTGTCCTCCACCTCTTTGGCCTCAATGATGTCAGCCCGCACGGTGCGCCGCTGCTGCATCCTCTCGGCAATGGCCCCCGCCAGGGCGTCAGCCCCCTCACCCGGGGCTCTGAGCAGCTTGTGCATTTCAGCGAGCATGCGCAGGGCCGCGGTGGGATCGCGCAGCTTGACCTTGGTCACTGTCCCGACTTTCTTCTTGGCTTTGCCGTTGCCCTCGAATTGCTCCAGTACCTCAAGGCCTGCAATCGCAGCAGCACCTTGGTCCGTCAAACTCTTCGGGTCCAGTAACGTTCCATCGTCGGTCATGACATCACGGATATCGACTCGCGCCAGCCTGCTCAAGCGGGCCAAGATCTCGTCCCCGTCCATGTGGATCTTTTTCCACCTTGTGGAAACGATCTCTCGGACCCGTTGATTTACTTCATCTTTTTGCAGGAGTTTGTAACCAAGTCGGCCGGCGGAAGGTGGGCTGAACCCGGCTTTCAGGGCTGCTTGGGTTGCATTGTGAGATACGGCATAGGCTTGAGCAAACTCTTCCCACCGCTTATTCTGCAGCACAGTTAACGCTCACTTCTGTCAAGAATGGTTGCAAGGGCTTGGACCGCGATGTCAAGCCACGCGATGGCACAGACACTAGCGAAGAGGAGGGAGCACCATGTCATGAATCCGCCCATGGAATTCAGCCTTCGTACCCGCGAGGTTTCGCGATCTCACCTCGCTGCATGGCAACGCGCACGGCCACGGGGTCCTTCAGCCGCACGGCAAGGTCTTCCACGACTCTTGCGTTGCGCTTGCGGTCCCTGAGGGCATCGATTAGCAGCTTGATGTTGATCCCCATGAGTATGAGATTCACGACCACCTGCAGGAGCGAAAACACCATGATGGTGAAAGCGAGATCAGTGGGCATGGTCACCTGCACATTGCTTTCGTGATGGCCCCGAAGTCGGGGGACC